ACCAGAAATGGGTGCTAATTTACTGGGGCTTTTATTTGAGCCCGCAGATAATATTACAAAAATAGAATTAAAAGATGGAATAAGATCAGTATTAGCTTACTATGAACCTAGAATCAAAGTTCAAAATATAATAATTGAAGATGATACTGAAAGAAATCGATGGAGAATTTCTCTTCATTTCAAAATAAAAGAATTCAATGTTAACTCAAATATTAATATTGTATTAAAAAGGTTAAGATAAAATGGCTACAAATTTAAATGTCACGGAATTAGATTTCGCAGATATAAAACAAAATCTAAAAAATTATTTAAAACAACAATCAGTCTTTAGTGATTACAATTTTGATGGATCAGGATTAAATGTATTACTAGATGTTCTAGCATATAATACACATTACAATGCCATGGCAGCTCATCTATCATTAAATGAAGCATTTTTAGAATCTGCACAAATAAGAGGTAATGCAGTATCAAGAGCTCGAATGTTAGGATATGTTCCTTCATCAGAGTTAACCGCTCGAGCTTCTGTGACAATCGTAATTGATGTTAGTTCTGAGTCAGGAACTATACCTGGAAGTATAACAATACCTCGTGGGACTAAACTAACTACTACTGTTGGTGGATTAACCTATCAATTTGTTACAACGGATTCAGCTACTGCAACAAGAATAGGAAATCTTTTTACATTTACCGCTGTTGAAATTGGTGAAGGTAATTATAACTCTATTAAATATAGAGTTGATAATGATATTGCAATTCAGAAACATCAAATCCCTCACAAAAATGTTGATACGAGCTCGCTCCGCGTACGCGTACAGGCGAACGAAGAATCTTCTTCATATGATCTTTATACAAGATTTGAAACACTATTACAAGTTGATGGTGCTTCTAAGGTGTATCATTTACAAGAAAATTCAAATGGATTTTATGAGATATACTTTGGTGATAATGTTATTGGTAATAAACCATCTTATAATAATATCGTTACTCTAGACTACATTTATACTCACGGTAAAGAAGCTAATGGAGCATCAAGCTTCACTATGGTTAATTCTATTGAAGGATTTTCTACTATTTCTGTTACAACACTTAAAAATTCAGAAGGTGGAGCAGACCAAGAAGAAATAGAATCAATTAGATTCAATGCTCCTCTATCATATACTTCTCAAAATAGGGCAGTAACATCTGAGGACTATAGAGCTATTATTAATAGAAACTTTACTAATATAGCTTCAATTAATACCTGGGGTGGTGAAGATAATGCAATACCAGATTATGGAAAAATTTATATTTGTATTAAACCAAATACAGCTGATGTATTAACTACTGCAGAAAAAATCTCTATTACTGGATCAATATTAAAAGGTAAAAATGTAGTTAGTATTACACCAGAGATTTTAGATCCTAATTATTCTTATTTAGAATTAGATGTTATATTTAAATATAATCCAAACTTAACAGATAGAACTGGTGCGGATTTAAAAAGTTTAATACAAGATACAATAGATGATTACTCATTAAATAACTTAAATAAGTTTGATGGACTATTTAGACATTCTGCTTTATTAAAATTAATCGATAATGCAGATCCATCAATATTAAATAGTACTGTTAGACCTTTCCTATTTCAAAATCTAACTCCAACAGCAAATATTCTTAATAACAAAACATTGACTTTCCCAGGGGTAATATATGTCCCAGGTGGAGCAGATGAATCTTGTATTACTTCTACATCATGGACTGATGGTAATGGTATAGTTAATTATTTTAATGATAAAGCTATTACAGGTTCTACAACTAGACAAATATTTGCCTATCAATTAGTTGGAGATGATAAAGTAATTACAATTGATGATTGTGGTACTGTCACTCCTTCAACAGGAACAGTAATATTAAATAGCTTTACTCCAGCAGATACAACTGCAATTCGAATTACAATTGTTCCTAACTCATTAGATATTGCTCCAAAGAGAGATGAAATTCTTTCAGTTGATGGAACAAGATTAACTGTAACTGCAGAAGAAGATACTATTGCAACAGCAGGTTCTTCAGGAGCAGTAGATTATACAACAACCTCAAGGTTTAGAACATAATGGCTTTATACGGATCAGATCACGAAAATCCTAATTATGTGGAATCGATTGGGTCTTTAAAAAGAAAGACCAAAGAGGATATTAGACTTGATACTATAATTCCTCAAAACGTATTAGAAGATTCAATTAATTCTGATGGATCTCCAAACGTTAAAACTCTATTAGAATATTATTATAAGTTTATGAATATGGAGGAATTTATATATACCTCTACTGAAACTAAAACTGATCTATTAGCAGCTTCTACAGTATGGACAGGAAAAGCTAAAGCAGCTTTTAGAATTGTTGATCCTAATAATGAGAATAATGAATTTTTTAATGGAGATACAGTAGGAAGTTCAGTTCTTAAAGTAGGTTCTACTGTAATACCTATGACTAATAATAGTACACCAGTTATTTCAAACGGTAACGAACTTCCCGGTAGTTTAAAAAACTCATCTTCTGAATATGGTAAAACATTTACTGTTGAAGATATTCCAGCAACCCATATAGGAAAAGAAGCTACCCTAACTACTACAATTACCCATTGGGTTGGTCCAGGTCCAAGTTATGTTTTAAATGCTATTGAAGAAGCAATGAACATAGATGAAAATACAGATAATTATTTAGAAATGATGCAGAAAGAAATAGCTCAGGCTATTCCTAGAAACTTATCCTCAGTAGAAAAAAGAGCTCTATATAAAAATATCACAGAGCTATATAAACTAAAAGGATCACAGGATTCAATTGAAATATTTTTTAGATTATTATTTAACGAATCTGTTGAGGTTGATTATCCTTGGGATAAGACATTAATACCTTCTTCTGGTGATTGGGATGGAGATCAAAATAGATATCTAGATCATAAAGGATGGTTATCCGATACTATTAAACTTCAAGATTCTAAATATTACCAGAAATTTTCATATAATATAAAAACTGGTAAAAACTTATCTGAATGGCAATATGCTTTTGATAAGTTAGTTCATCCGGCCGGGTTTATATTCTTTGGTGAAATTTTAATCATGACACAATTAACTCGGGCTATATTAGGTGATGGACAAAGAGATTCAGCAACAGTAGTTGGCGATGGATTAGTTCAAGATCCAGATAACGCAGGATATCAATATAAATGGAAAAATGTTTATTTAAGAAGTAATAGAAAAACTCTTAGCTCTATGCCAGGATTACAACCAGGGGTTATTGGTGAAGAAGATGTAGCTTTACTAGTTGAAATGTTTGCTTCAACTTTCTTACCTAATATAATAGCTAAGATTGATCAATCAGCTAATTTTTCCACAGATATATCCGGTGGTAATATAACAGCTATTAATATAATGAATGGAGGTTGGGGTTATCCTTCAGCTCCTGTATTAACTATTACAGGTGATAATGGTTCAAGCGCAACAGCAACTTGTACAATTGATAGTAATGGTGTAGTTGAAACAGTAACAATAACAAATGCTGGATCAGGATATACAACAGGATATACTGCAGCTGCTGCAAACCCAGATGTTGGTAAAGTAAAAACTTTATTGTTAAGTAATAAAGCAGATAAAACTTATGCAGTTGCTCCTACTTTAACCTTTGATGCACCAACATCGAAAGATGCAGACGGGGTTCTTTTATCTTCTAATATAACTGCTACAGCTACAGTACAATTAGATGCTGAAGGAGAAATTTCAGGATTCACTATTACCGAAGATGGTAATGGATATGTAACAAATCCTAAAATAAGAATTGCCTCACCTACGGAAAGCGAAGACAGAGGAAAAGATGTTAAAGAAATAGCAATCATTATGCTCAATCACGTGGCTAATGTACAATCTGGGACTTATGCATCAGGGTTTAAAACTTTATCTGGAAATAACTATTTTAATAGAAGAGAATCTAGTTATTATGCAAAGAAAAAGTTTAGAGATAACTATCCTATTAGCTTTTTTAGTGATAAAAGCATAGGAACTAGTTATGAAAGTCTTATAAATAAGTATAACGTGAAAACAAATTTAAATCAGGAATAGAAAATGACAGCAATAGTAACAACACCTTTTAGAGTGGTTAATGCAGAAAACTTTAAGGAAGATATTGCCGGATCCTCAGTATATGTAGGGATTGGTAAAACGGACGTATGGTCCACAGCAACATCTGACTTAACGGATGCATCCACTCCATTCACCCCACAAGATCGATTGGACGATCTTCATGAGGCCTATCAAAATATGATCGGTATGAAGAAGATTGCTTCAAGTGATATATCACACATCGTACCAAGACACACTTGGGCTACTGGAACAAGTTATATAGCTTGGGACTCAGATGATTCTGCAATATACGACAAAGCGTTTTATATAATCACCTCAGAGTTTAAAGTTTATAAGTGTATCGTAGCAGGAGCTTCTGGTTCTATTGTGGAACCCACTCACATTAATACTGACCCAACAGCAGAATCTGATGGATATTTTTGGAAATATCTATATACCCTTACGGTAACGGATTCAGAGAAATTCTTAACAATTTCTTATATGCCAGTACCTACTCAACAAATGCCTACAACTTCAGTTGGTAGTACTAGTGGTTCTTCAACAACCGTTACCCTAACAGCAGCTAATGAATATATTAAAGTAGGTATGTTAGTCACTGGTTCTGGAATAACAGCCGGTGATACCGTAACAGCAATAGATGGCGTAACTCTTACAATATCTTCAGCAAGGACAGTACCTTCTACCACTACATTAACTTTTGGTAGATTAGCAGATACAGATATTAATTACGCAAACCAAACAGCA